ATTACTAGAAGACGCTGTTCTAATCTATCGTGTACAACGTGCTCCTGAACGTAGAATGTTCAAGATTGACGTTGGTAACATGCCAAGTCACATGGCTATGGCATTCGTTGAGCGTGTTAAGAATGAAATTCACCAGCGCAGAATCCCTTCACTATATGGCGGCTCAAGCGTAGTTGATGCTACATATAACCCGCTATCAATGAACGAAGACTATTTCTTCCCAGTTACAGCAGAAGGTCGTGGTTCAAGTGTTGAAGTTCTTCCAGGAGGACAGAACTTAGGCGAAATCGATGACTTGAAATATTTCAACAATCGTCTTGCTCGTGGTCTTCGTGTACCGTCATCATATCTTCCAACTGGACCAGATGACAATACCACTCCATTAAGCGACGGTCGTGTCGGTACTGCAATGATTCAAGAATTCAGATTCAATCAGTACTGCGAACGTTTACAGAACTACATGGCTATGAAACTTGATGAAGAATTCAAGTTGTTCTTGCGCTGGAGAGGTTTTAATATTGATACTCAAATGTTTAGTATCATGTTTAATCCTCCTCAAAACTTTGCTGCATACCGTCAAAGTGAACTAGACAATGCTAGAGTAAGTACCTTCACTGCTATGGAGACTCTCCCTTATATCTCAAAACGTTTTGCACTCGAAAGATTCTTAGGATTGACCGAAGAAGAAATCAAGCGCAATGAAATGCTTTGGGAAGAAGAAAACAAAGAAGAAGTGCCGATGGACCCATCTGGTTCAGACCTACGTAATATCGGCATTAGCTCTGGTGATTTCCAATCTGACATTGACACTGCGGATGAAATTGAATCATCTGAAGAAACACCTGCTGAAGGTCCGGATGTTGCAGGGCCAGTTGATAGTGCAGGCGGAGAAGCTGTGCCAGGCGGAGCAGCAGGGCCGGTAGGCGGCGGTATGCAAATCTAAATTAAATGAAAGACTTTCTAAAGTTTCTTTTAATTTGGATTTCTCAGAATTTAGCTATTCCGTTTTGGATGGTGGGTCATGTTCACTTAAGCATGAATATGAATATCTATCAAGACTTGCATATACTATTAGCATCACTTGGGATGAATATTATTGTAGCCATTGGATTTTGGATAGACTACAAATCACAAAAAGATAAATAAAAATATGCAACTGTTTGAAATGTTCGACGCACCAATTAATGGTCTACAAGATGTCAATGATGACAACAGCAAGCCGGTGTGGAGAACATCCCGCAAAACTAAACTGACTCTTGCGCAAATTAGAAAATTACGTAGAATGATTGATGTGCGCAATTACGAGAAGCAGATTTATCTAGGTAAAGTTCGTAATCAATACGGGGCTAAACCAGAAGCAGAAGCCGGCGCTGCCGCTTAATTACTATAGTAATATAAAAAACTCAAAAAAGTAGTACTTATTGAGTACTTTTCCTGACTACGGCATAAGTAATTTCACAAAGCCATTTCTATTCAGGAGAAAATCTAATGGACATTAAGAAATTTGAAAAGTTAATTGACCTCGTAATCAATGAGGACAACGAAAGAGCTAACGAGCTATTCCACGAAATTTGTGTTGAAAAATCCCGTGAAATCTTTGAGTCAATCTTGGCCGAAGATGACATGGACATGGAAGACGATTCACTTGAAGAAGGTGATGAAGGTGACATGGGCGGCCAAGTAGGTGATCTACTTGATGAAATTAACGCAGAAGAACAAGGCATGACCGAAGACGAAGAAGAAGATATCGACTTTGGTGATGAAGAAGTAGAATTCGGAAGCGACGAAGACGGCGAAGACCTAGAAGGCGGCGATGAAGTTGAAGATGCTGTAATCCGCATCGAAGACAAGCTAGACCAGTTGATGGCTGAATTTGAAGACATCATGGGCGGCGGCGCAGACGCAGGCGATGACATGGACTTCGGAGGCGACATGGACGGCGACGAAATGGACTTCGACGGCGAAGAAGACGAAGAAGCAATGATGGAAGCTGTTCAGCTTAAGAAAGTTTCTGTAACTCATGGCGACAATGGCGTACAGACAAGAAGCCCGAGCCTACAGAACTCAGGTCAGGCTGGCATGGACAGCAACCCAGTAAAGTTCAGCGGTCACGATGAAGCAGTTCCTACTGCTCCTAAGGCTCCAAGCAATTTCTACTCAAAGGGTGAAACATCTGTAAAGGGTGCAGGCAACTTCAAGAATGCTCCTGGTAAGGATAACTTCAAGGACAAGGGCGAAGCAGCTCCTAAGCCAAAGCACGGTGACGATGGTGCACACACCAGAAGCCCAGTTGCTGAATCACGTAGACCAGCACGTAGACCAATTCGCTAAGGGAATCTGAGAGAAATGGCTTTGTATCTCAGAGAAAATCTAACGTTCGACCGCGCAGGCATGGTGGTCGAATCTATTCGTGAAGAGGGCGCCGATTTTAAGACCCTCTATATGAAGGGGATTTTCATTCAGGGCGGGGTAAAAAACGCAAATGAGCGTGTTTACCCCGTCAATGAAATTGAAACTGCGGTAGATACTCTAAACAAGCAAATCTCAGAAGGCTACTCCGTTCTCGGTGAAGTCGACCATCCCGATGATCTTAAAATCAATTTAGACCGTGTATCACACATGATTACAAGCATGTGGATGGACGGGGCCAACGGTTTTGGCAAACTAAAAATTCTTCCTACTCCAATGGGTCAACTAGTAAGAACTATGTTGGAGTCAGGAGTAAAGCTAGGTGTATCCAGTCGTGGATCAGGTAATGTAAACGATATGGATGGTAAAGTCAGTGATTTTGAAATCATCACTGTTGATATCGTCGCCCAACCTAGCGCACCGAACGCATATCCCAAAGCAATTTATGAAAGTCTCATGAACATGAAGCACGGACATAAAATGTTAGAGATTGCTAAGGAAGTACAGGGTGACAAAAAAGTACAACGATTCCTTGGTGAGGAAGTAAAGCGTCTCATCAATGAACTTAAATTATAAAGGAATCTAAAAAAATGTTAGATGCTATCAAGCCATTACTTGAAAGTGGTCTCATCAACGAAGATATCGGGCAGCAGTTAAATGAAGCCTGGGAAGTTAAGTTGAATGAAGCTCGTCAGCAAGTACGTGCAGAACTCCATGAGGAATTTGCACAACGTTATGAACATGATCGTAGCGTGATGGTTGAAGCCCTTGACAAGATGATGGCTGAAAATCTCTCAGACGAAATTCGTGAATTTGTAGACGAGAGAAAAGCGATGAACGAAGACCGTGTTCAAGCGAAGCTTAAGCTTCGTGAAAATGCAGCTAAGTTCAACGACTTTATGGTCACTAAGTTAGCCGAAGAAATCCGTGAATTACGTTCAGATCGTAAGGTACAGATGGAAAATCAGCAGAAGCTAGAGCAATTCGTTGTTCACGCCCTATCAAGAGAAATTAAAGAATTCTCACAAGATAGACAAGCAGTGGTCGAAGCTAAGGTTAAGTTGGTTGCAGAAGGTCGTAAGCAGCTTGAAGCACTCAAAGCAAAATTCATTGCTGAAAGTGCCAAGAAGCTTAGCTCAGCAGTCGCAGGTCAACTTAAGGGTGAACTATCACAGCTTAAAGAAGATATCAAGATTGCAAGACAAAATAACTTTGGACGTAAGATTTTCGAAAGCTTTGCAAGTGAATTCTCTGTAACTTATCTAAATGATAAGGCAGAAACTCGCAAGGTAATGAATGTTCTTGCTTCTAAGGAAAGACAACTTGCCGAAGCTACATCTAAGCTAGCACAAGCAGCTAAAATTGTAGAATCGAAAGACCGTGAAGTTCGCATTATTAAGGAATCTTCGCAGCGTGAGAAGACAATGGGTCAACTATTGTCAACACTTAACACTGAGAAAGCTGAAGTAATGGGAGCATTACTAGAAAGCGTACAGACAGCAAAACTAGAAAACGCTTTCAATAAGTATCTACCAGCCGTTCTCAATACTGGCTCAGATATTGCCCCTAAGAAAAAGGCACTAACTGAATCTGTGATTGCAGAAGCAACTGGTGATAAAACTGCCAAAAAGACCGTAGAAGTTGATCTCACAGAAACAGATAATGTGATTGACCTCAAGCGATTAGCAGGGCTATAATAAAAACCGACATAATTTAGGAGAATAATATAATGTCAAAAGTACTCTTAGAAAGCCGTTGGGGCGAAACAAAAGACGCCCTGCTAGAAGGCTTAAAGGGCAATCGTCGTTCAACAATGAACGTATTGCTTGAAAATACCAAGAAGCAGCTTCTTGCTGAAAGTTCAGCCGGAACTACAACTGCCGGTAACATTGCAACACTAAACCGTGTTA